GACAACACCAGGCTCAGTCGCAACGGCTGGGTGTAAAGAAAAAGGCCCCTGATGGGGCCTTTGTTTTTAGTGCTTGAGGTCAGAATAGCGGTAGGCGATGGAGCTCAGCACCTGCTCCCAGGTAAGCGGCAAGGCTTCCGTAGAAGTAGTGGTTGGCCAGGTCTTGGCGAAGGGTAGGGATCATTGAGTCTCCTTACTGGCCAGTGGAACCAAACCCACCGGTGCCACGTTCAGTCTTGCTGACGGATTCGACTTGTTCCAGCGTCACCGAGGCAATAGGAACGAGGAGGAATTGGAGAAGTCGGTCACCAGCTTGCCAGTGAAGCACGCTATCTAGCTTGGTTTTGAGACTGGCCTTCCATTCACCGCGGTAGTCGCTATCAATGACGCCACAAGTGTTGTGCAACTCTAGGCCAAACTTGGCTCCGGTACTGCTTCTTGGGAGTATCAGAGCGACATGCCCAGTGGGTACTTCAGCTGCAAAACCCAAGCCAAAAATGCTTGGGTACATAATCGCTGAACCGGCTTCAGGCATGTAGATGTCATAGGCGCCAGCTTGCTCACTACCTTTTGTTGGCATAATGAACGCAGTATGTAGGGCCTGGATTCGCATATTCGGGTTACTTTCGTGTTGATACTGTGATTCTAGCTACAAGGGCCAGCAACCACTATGAATGAAGAAACTACTGGCAACGAGTCAGATACTGACGGTGATGCCGATGGTGTGAAGCCATTCACTGAGTGGAAGAATCCCCCCACTCTGTTGGCTTTGAAGCAGGATTTGCAGGACGCAAAGCCTATCCATGACGAGCACAGGTCCCGTGTGGGTAACTGGCTCGACAATCTGAATGTGACGGGCAAGGCGCAGATCAAGACGCCTGATGGGAACTCCAAGATCGTTCCCAAGCTGATCCGGAAGCAGGCTGAATGGCGTTATGCGGCGCTCAGTGAACCATTCCTGAGCACGGCTGACATCTTCAAGGTGAAGCCAAAGACCTGGGAAGACCGGGAATCAGCTCAGCAGAACCAGTTGCTGCTGAACCACCAGTTCAATTCGGCTATCGACAAGACCAAGTTCATCGACGAGTACGTTCGTACCGCGGTTGATGAGGGTACGGTCATCGTCAAGGTGGGCTGGGAGTTTGAAGAAGAGGAATACGAGTGGAAAGGGCCTGATGTCCAGTTCGTGGTAAACCCTGAACTGGCTCCGTTGCATGAGCAACTGGCTCAAATGAAGGCTGAATCTCCCAGCCAGTACGCCACTGACGTGCCTGAGGAGCTCAAAGCTGCGCATGAACTGAGCGTGGAGCGGGGTGTACCTGTCGAACCCCGAATCATTGGGGAAAAGACCGAGACTCGGACCCGTACGGTACACAACCGACCGACTTTGGAAGTATGTGACTACCGAAATGTGGTCTTCGATCCCACTTGCCGCGGTGATATGGACCGCTGCAGCTTTGCTGTTGAGTCCTTCGAATCCTCGAAAGCAGTACTCAGCAAGGACAAACGGTACAAAAACCTCGACAAGATCGTCGTTGGGAACAACTCACCCCTGAGTCAGCCTGATCACGCTCCTGATGGGGGCCAGCACAGCTTCAATTTCAACGATGAGCCTCGCAAGAAGTTCGTCGTGCATCTCTATCACGGTGTCTGGGACATCAATGGTGACGGGAATGTCCGTGCCATCTGTGTTGGCTGGGTTGGCGACACGATCGTCCGCATGGAAGAGAGCCCGTATCCGGACAAGAAGGTGCCGTTCGTGGTCGAACAGTACCTGCCGGTGCGTCGTGCCACCTACGGCGAGCCCGATGGTGCCCTCCTGGAGGACAACCAGAAGGTAATCGGTGCTGTTACCCGGGGAATGATCGACATCATGGGTAAGTCTGCCAACGGGCAGACGGGTATCCGTCGAGACATGCTCGATGTGACCAACCGGCGTCGATTTGACAAGGGTCAAGACTACGAATTCAACGCCAACGTGGATCCGCGGCAGGGCATTTTCATGCACACCTACCCGGAAATCCCGAATTCGGCTCAGTTCATGCTGCAGCTGCAGAACTTCGAGGCGGAGTCACTCACGGGTGTGAAATCTTGGAGCCAAGGGGTATCTGGGGCTGCTCTGGGTGACGTGGCAGCAGGTGTCCGTGGTGCTTTGGATGCTGCTTCCAAGCGTGAACTGGGCATCCTGCGCCGGCTGAAGAACGGCATTGTGAAGATCGGTCGAAAGCTGATCGCCATGAATGCTGAGTTTCTCTCTGACGAGGAGGTGATTCGGGTTACCAACGAGGAATTCATCCAGGTTCGTCGGGATGACCTGGCTGGCCAGTTCGACCTTGAGCTTTCCATCTCTACGGCAGAGGAAGACAACAACAAGGCTGAGCAACTGGCTTTCATGTTCCAAACCATTGGTCCTAACGGTGATCCGGGCATGACCAAGATGATCCTTTCAGACATCGCCAGGCTACGGAAGATGCCTGATCTGGCCAAAAAAATCGAGGCATTCCAGCCTCAGCCTGATCCGATGCAGCAACGCATCCAGGAACTCGAAATCATGAAGCTTGAGGCCGAGATTGAGGAAATCAGGTCCAGGTCTATGAAGTTCCAGGCTGATGCTCAATTGGCTGGAGCCAAGATTGGTACTGAAGGCGCCAAGGCTGGGAATATCCAGTCGGATACTGACAAGAAGAACCTGGACTTTGTGGAGCAAGAGTCCGGAGTTACTCAGGAACGTGCCAAGGAACTCCATGGTGCCCAGGCTGAAAGCCAGACCAAACTGGCTGTGATCCAGCACCAGTTGGATAAGCAAGAAAACGACAAGGATCGTGCCCACGATCTGGTCAAAGAGTATGTCAAGGCAAGGAAGACCAAATAAGTTTGGTATATTTGCGCCGTTTCCAACAAGTATCTATTACCTTACCCAAGCACTGATAGAAACACATGACACAAGATTCCGTCCAACTGATTGAAGAGAGTATCAAGCGCAACCGCCAGCTCATTGACCTGGACAAAGCGCTTGAGCGTCTCGAATCGAACAAAGACTTCAAACTGCTCATCACCGATGGGTATCTGAAGGATGAAGCTGTCCGTTTGGTTCATCTCAAAGGTGACCCGAACATGCAAAACCCCGAAAAGCAGGCCGCCATCAACAACCAGATCAACTCGATCAGCTCCCTGGTTCAGTACTTCCGTACTGTGAGCCAGGTCGCTGCCATGGCTACCAACGCCATTGAGCAAGCTGAAGCTGAACGAGAAGAAATCATGGCTGAGGAGGCTGCACGTGGCTGAGCAAACTGGAACGACCACCGAAAAGGTGGAACAACCGTCTTTCCTGGAGATGTCTGACGAGGAGATGCTGAATGCAGCGCCTCCTACCGTGACAACCCCAGTTGCAGAGGAAACCCCTGCCACTACCGAAGCCGCGGCTAAGGAAGTCGCTGACGACTCGACCGGTGCGGTAGCGCCGGGCGACAAGGAAGCGGCTGACGCAGACGCCGGCGAGGGTAAAGAAGAAAAACCCGGGGTAACTGGTGATCCGAAGGACACCGGTACCGAAGTCAAGGATGTCGTGAAAGACACCCCTGAGGTCAAGGAAGAGAAGCCCAAGGAGGCTGCTCCTGCCATTGACTACGAAGCTGAATACAAGCGGTTGATCGCCCCCTTCAAGGCCAATGGCCGAGAGATCCAGGTGAACAGCGTCGATGACGCAGTTGCCTTGATGCAGATGGGGGCCAACTACAACAAGAAGATGGCTGCACTGAAGCCCAACCTCAAGCTCATGAAGATGCTTGAGAACAACGGCTTCCTCAGCGAAGAGAAGATTGGCTTTCTGATTGACCTGGGTAAGAAAGACCCGGCAGCAATCAGCAAGCTGGTCAAAGACGCCGGTGTCGACCCAATGGAGCTCGATGCCGACAAAGCAAGCGCGTACAAGCAGAACACTTACGCTGTTGACGATCGTGAGATTGAGCTGGATACGGTGCTGGATGAGCTTTCAGGCTCTCCCACGTACAACCGGACGCTCGACGTGGTTGGCAATAAGTGGGACGTTGCAAGCAAGCAAGTTGTTTCGCAAAACCCTCAACTGTTGAAGCTCCTGAATGACCACATGGCCGGTGGCATTTACGACCTGATCAGCGCTGAGATTGAGCGTGACCGCCTGTTTGGTCGCTTGAAAGGCCTGTCTGACATTGAAGCCTACCGACAAGTCGGTGACGCAATTCAAGCCCGTGGTGGTTTCGATCACTTGGTGAAGCCCAAGACCGAAACCAGGCCAAAGGCCGCTGAAGTTGTGATTCCGAAACCGAAGGCTGCAGAAGATGACGCGCTGAAAGACAAGAGGCGAGCTGCAAGCTCCACAAAGACTGCTGCTCCAGGTGCCGCAGCCAAGGAATTCAACCCCCTGGCTATGTCGGACGAAGAAATCAGCAAGTTGTCAAAACCCGTTTTCAACTGATCTAAACACGAGGAATCAACATGACCCGTCAATTCAATGCTCCCCCGTCAACGCCTTCGGACGTTGGCACTCAGATCGTCAACGAGTTCTATCAGAAGAAGGCTCTGATCGAGCTGGTCAAGGAGACCTACTTCGGTCAACTGGCCGACACGACCTCCATGCCCAAGAACATGGGCAAGAAGATCAAGCGTTACCACTACCTGCCGCTGCTGGATGACCGCAACATCAATGACCAGGGCATCGATGCCGCTGGTGTGACGATGTCGACGGCCACCTGGACGGTGACCTACCCGCAACTGGTGCTGTCTGTGGCCAATGCGAGCAAGGTTGCTGCCGCTGCAGCCATCAACGACAACACGAGTGGCCTGGTTGCCACGGCTGGTGCTGACAGCTCTGCTGGTGCTGGTTTCGCTACGATGACGCTGACTGCTCTGCAGGGTCAGTACGCCAACGTCACCAAGAAGAACACGGTGGTTGCTCTGAATCTGGGTGTCACGACGAACCAGAACTACGGCAACCTGTACGGTTCCTCGAAAGACATCGGCACCATCTCTGGCAAGCTGCCGGCGCTGACTGAGAACGGTGGCCGTGTGAACCGCGTTGGCTTCAAGCGCGTGGAGATCGAAGGCACGCTGGAGAAGTTTGGCTTCTTCGACGAGTACACCCAGGAATCGTTGGACTTCGACACCGACGCTGACCTGATGATGCACGTCAACCGGGAGATGCTTCGCGGTGCCAACGAGATGACGGAAGACGCCCTGCAGATCGATCTGATCAATGCAGCTGGTGTGATCCGTTACTGCGGCTCTGCCACGAGCAACGCCACCTGTGCGGAAACCTCGCTGGTGACCTATGGTGACCTGATGCGCCTGTCCATCGACCTGGACAACAACCGCACCCCGAAGAAGACGACCATCATCACGGGTACCCGCCTGGTGGACACCAAGACGCTGCCGGCTTGCCGTGTTGCGTACATGGGTTCGGAACTGCTGCCCACCTTCAAGGCGATGGTGGACCTGCACAACGATCCGGCCTGGCTGTCCGTCGAGAAGTACGCTGCCGGTGGCACCGTGCTGAACGGTGAAGAAGGTGCGGTGGACAAGTTCCGCATCTGCGTGGTTCCGGAAATGATGAAGTGGGCTGGTGCTGGTGCAGACGCTTCGGCCTCCACCAACAGCTACGAGACCAATGGCCGCTTCGACGTGTTCCCGATCCTGGTTGTGGGCGACGAGAGCTTCACCACCATCGGCTTCCAAACCGATGGCAAGACCGTGAAGTTCAAGATCCATCACAAGGCTCCGGGTGAAGCCACGGCTGACCGCAATGACCCGTACGGCGAGACCGGCTTCATGTCGATCAAGTGGTACTACGGCTTCATGGCTCTGCGCCCTGAGCGCATTGCCCTGATCAAGACGGTGGCCCGCCTGTAATCCAGGCAAGTGAGTGACGGAGAGGGCTTCGGCCCTCTCCTTTTTCCACAGAATAAGGAAGCAACATGTCCGACGAAGAACTGAGCCAAGACCGCCTGACGACCCTGAAGGAACGTGCTGATCAACTCGGCATCAAGTACCACCCGTCGATCGGTGTAGACACCCTGGCTGAAAAGATCAAAGCTGTCATGGACAGCACGGCTACTACCACGCAAGCAGAGACGCCTGCTGTGGTCATTCCTGCAGCTGCAGCGCCTGCTGCAGTTGAGGAAACCCTGGGCCAAGAGCGCCAACGCCTGAAGCGTGAGGCGCATGCCCTGGTTCGAATCCGCCTGTCCTGCATGAACCCGGCTAAGAAGGAATGGACCGGCGAGATCATGACTGTGGGCAACAGCCTGGTTGGTTCGGTCACGAAGTTCATCCCTTTCAATGCAGAAGAGGGTTGGCACGTTCCCCAGATCATGCTGCAGCAACTGCAGGACCGGAAGTGCCAGATCTTCACGACGATCAAGCAGAAGAACGGTGTGGCAGTACGCCAAGGCAAGCTCATCAAAGAGTTCGCCATTGAGATCTTGCCTCCGCTGACGGAAGCTGAACTGCATGACCTGGCTCAACGCCAAGCCATGTCCGGTGCCATTGACTAAGCAAGGTAGCCCATGACCGTCATCACTACTGCTGATCTGACCTCCGCAACTCCGGAAGGTACTGGCACGTTCGACGTGCTGATGAAGGCGGTCAAGGCTCACCTGGACGAAGAGTTCAGGAAGGGCGCAATCAAGGGTGCAGAGTACGCTGAGGTGTACCTGGGCTCTGTGAATCTGGCAATGCAGACAGGCCTTAACTTCCTGCTCCAAAAGCAGAAGAGCGGCCTGGAAGTGACTCTGCTGGAGAAGCAGATTGCCTTGGCTGACATCGGGCTTCAGAAAGCCACGATCGAATTGGCAATGCTCACTGCAAGCCAAGCCAAGGTACCTGCTGAGATCGCCCAGATCACCGCCCAGACTGAGCTGATAGTCCAACAAAAAGCGAACTTTCTCGCTGAGGCTGCAAACATCCCCAAACAGGGGGCGTTGCTTGACTCGCAGGTGCTCATCGCTGCCAAGCAAGTGGACATTGCAACTGCTGAGCTTTCGATCAAGCAACAGCAGATTGATGTGGCGATCGCTGAAGTCGGAATCGCTGAAGCCAAGCTGCTCAATATCCCCAAGGAAGGGGCGCAGATCGAGGCTCAAACGCTGTTGATCGGTCAACAGAAGACCAATTTGGTCAGCGAGAACCTGGGCATCATTTCCAAGACTGCGCTGAGTGACCAGCAGAAACTGAATGCCGTCATTGAAGGCACGGTCCTGACTGCTCAGGAATGCAAGCTGCGGGCTGAGTTTGATCTCATCACGTCGAATACTTTGAAGTCCACAGCAGAGATTGACCTGCTGGCTCAGAAGACTGCAACTGAGAAGGCTCAGATTCTGGCTATGGGTGTGGATGACAACAGCGTTGTTGGCCGGCAGAAGGGTCTCTACGTTGCCCAAACCAATGGCTTTGCACGAGATGCTGAGCAGAAGGCAGCCAAGGCCCTGATTGACACCTGGAGTGTCCGACGCACAACTGACGAAGCTACGGTGGCTGACGCCACCAACAAGTTGAATGACGCGACCATTGGTCGTGCAGTCGACAAGCTTCTGGCTGGTATCGGTGCGTAGTCTGGACAACTGTGCATCTTTGGGGGCTTCGGCCCCCTTTTTTGGTTGCATGGGGTAAGCCATGGCACGGAAACGCGCTGCCTACGGAACATCAGTTTCTCGAGCCATCAAGGATGACAAGCTCCCGAATGCGGTGCAATCTGGGGTGCTCAAGGCTCTCTTTGATGAGGGCGACATTCCCGAGTACCTGCTAGAGGAGCTCGTCAACAGTGTGGGCATGCGGGCAGACCGCATGTATACCTATGGCCGGGACCACTACACCCATGGTTTGCCTTCTGGCCAGTTCACGGTGGCTGCAGAAGGTATCGAGACCACTGTAGGTACGGTCCTCCTGGGCATTGAAGGCAGCCCAGTCACGATCGACTACCTCCACCATGGGCCAGCAAACAGCCTTCACATTGGGTGGACAAAGCTCATTGACGTGCATGGGTACAACCCTGCTACGAATCAGCTTGGTACCTTGACCACGAGCCTGGGTACGCCGGCGTACTTGGATGACATGGTGGTTGTGGTATCAGGCCCTGACATCAACACGATTGCTCCAGAATCCTTGCAGCTGTGGGGTATCGCCGCACGTGCTGGGTATACCCCAGAACGCACGACAGGCACCGCAGAGACCCGGGCAATGCTCACACCCACAGGTGTTCGAGCAGATCCCCTGGCTACGGATGAGGTGGTGCGAGTCAGCTACGTGTGGATGGTGTCGGGTGTTTTGAACCGGAACACCTTTGACATTCCGCTCACTGGCTTCAGTGATGAAGCTGACTACTACCACGTGAGGTACCTGGTTGGCTCAGTGGTGAAGTACTGGATGTACCGTGACGGAGCAGGTACGTACGCATCTCTGGATGGGATGTTCGACCATGCACCCACTACTGGCGGTAGTTTTTTCCCCTTCGCGTACTTTCGACATAACTTTACTTCTGAGCTTACAGATACGGCCA